AACTCTGTTAGATGTTCCATAGAAATCTGCTGCTAATTGTATTTCACCAGATGGTGGTGCATTACCTTTGCCAAGATACTCTGATAATGAGTGTGGTACAGACCCACCATATTCAGTAGCTATATCACTTAAAGATATTTGACCAGATGACTGTAATGTCATGTTAGTTCCCTTTTAACTGTTCAATTTCTAATTTTAATTCTTTGATTGATTCTATTAAAATAGATGTTAATGCAGGATAATTTACAGTTAAATGTTGACTGCCTTTCATATCTGTAATTTCTTTTACAGCTTCTGGTAATACTTTTTGTACATCTTGTGCAATAACACCAGCACTTGGATGATCATCACGTTTCCATGTAAACGTAACACCTTTAAGTTGACAGACTTTATCTAATGCACTATCTACAACTTTAATATTATCTTTTAATTTTTCATCTGATGCAGTTGTTGTTGAGTACGCAATAACATCACCATCTGCGTGAAAATCACCATCAGATTCAAAACGAAACTCATTTGATCCATTTACATAAACATCCATCCGAGCATTATTTGTAAATTTTATGTAGTCAGTTGAGTCTAAACCTATATTTCCTGTAGAGTAAACATTACCTGTAAAATTTGCACCAGATAAAGCTGCTTTAGCATCTAATGCTGTTTGTAATCCATCTACATTACTTATGATATGGTTATGTGAATCATCTGCTACTGTAACGGTAATTGCAGTTGTGCCAGAACCTGACGCATCACCTGACAATGTAATTGTTTGATTGCCTGTAATAAAACCTGAATCATTGGTAAGTGTTGATATATTGTCACTAGGTTGTACTGCACTATCTGCTAGTGTTCCTTGAGCAGCAGTTGCAAAATCACCTGTTGCTGAAGTAGCAGCCGTTCCTAATCCTAATGATGTTCTAGCAGTTGCACCTGATTCTGCAACCCATGCAGTACCGTTACCTACAATAAAGTTGCCATCAGTTTTAGCAAGTCCACCTAATGTAGTTAAGTCTGCATCATATGCCTGTACTGTTGAACCAATATCTGAATCTACGACAACATTAGATCCACCATTTTGCAATGTGCCTGTAAAGTTAGCGGTTGTATCATCGTACTTGGCAGTATCAGCATCATATGCTTGAACACTAACACCAATATCGGCAGTGTTAACACTACGTTCAGCAGGATAGGTACAAAAAACATCACTTGTACCAGACAAGGAAATAGCACTACCACCATTATTAGATTCTAATATTGTATCGCGAGATAAAGTAGTACCACTTGCAGTATAAGTTCCGATACCTACTTCCCAATTAGACCCTGATAATAAAGTGTAATAAGTAGTATTACCGTCACCAATAACAGAAAACGATTGATAACTTGGTTCTGCACCAGCTAACGTAACCGTTCCTGTACCAGTTGTAGTGGTAGTTTCTTTAACTCTATCTTTTAAGACAAGAGCCATTATTATTTCCTTATGCTAAAGTTACTGTTAAGTTTCCTGATAAAATCTTAAACACGTCACCAGAATCAATTGCTTTAGATGTATCTAATGCGGTATGGTATAAAAGATTACCAGAACTAGAAGCATCCCAAACACCGATGTGAGTTACCGTACCCCATGATGCAGTAGCGGTAGGGAATGTAATATCCGCATCGGTTGCAATAGAACCTGATGTGCCTGATGCAGTTGCAAAAGAAGCAGATGTTCTAGCGTAAGAACCACCTGACACTTCTGTGCCTGTACCAGCATCTGTTGGGTCTGCTGTATGCAAACCAATATATGGTGTTGATATTGCTGTAAAAGCAGTACCGTTCAATGTTAAGTTTAACATTGCATTTTCTAAATAATCTGACATTTCTGACATAATTAATTACCTCGTTGATAAAGTTATTCTCATAGGTGATGCAGGATATTCAGCATCCTCATCACTTGCTCGTAAAGCCTGAAGTCCTCTGTCATACAAAGCACTCCATGTAGCTAATCTCTCATCATTCATCAAATAAGGTTCTGCTTCGCCCAATGCTCCGTAAAGCAATAAATCTGGGCAGTAAGCCAGAAACAAGTTTGATGAATTTGTGTCGCTTAAATAATCAGGTTTGTAGTAGTAAACCATTTCTAATGTATAAGCGGAGTCTGGAACTGGTGCGAATTTAAACTCGCTACCTAATAATGTGTAATTTCTTGGATAACCTTTACTTGTCGCAGTAATGTTATTGCGTTCAAAAAAGTTTGATGTATTTTGAAAGGTTAATGTTCTTACAGGATTAGTATTTAAATGTAAGTCTTTCATTGCAAGAAAATCTGATGGCAATGATACCGTTGAGTCACCTGCTGTAGTTGTTGCTGTTGCAACTTTAATCATTTCTCTAATGCGTAATTCTCTGCGCAGCCTATCTTCTGCTAGGCGAATAAACTCTGGTATGACAGATGTTAAGTCGCTACGGCCTAAATAATTAGCCACCGTAGTTTGCAATGTACTATAGTCAGTAAAAAATGCCATTATATTCTGCCTTGTCGTGTTCTAAAAAATCTGTTGTCTGGATCGTTTAACCATAATCTAAATTTCTTTTGGTCAACGACATGAAATCCTTTCATAATGCCTTTTTTATTAAGGTCATCTATGACGGTCATAGGAATACTGGCAATTTTGTTATCAAATAAATTACCACCCCATGTACCATTAGTTGCGTTGTATTCTCTTTTATTTTTTTCAACAATATCAGTTACATCTTGTGATGTCTGAATAATAAGACCACCTTCACCATCATCGGATGCGGTCTGTGTTTTAACTAAATTTTTATCAATAATTTTTTTCATTAAATTAGAGAGGGGGATTACTCCCCCTCACCCTAATTATTCAGCCAAGTCTGCAATTAGACCGTGAGCAGCTTCGTTCTTAACTTCTAGTGTGTATTCTACTAAAAGTTGAGTTTCTTCTGCGTCACCTGTTCTAGCCAATTCGTTAGTTTGGAATGGGCGTAGGTAAGCAATTGCAGCGTACTCTGGGTCAAGCACAAATGCTTGATGACCACCGTCAGCTTCAGATGTCATGAATCTGTTAGGAACAACAGATAATGTACCGAAGTCTGATAAGTACACATCAGCAGCACCAACAATAGTTGTTGGTTTTTCTGCTGGAGCCATATAACGCTGTGCAGCAACACCAGCAAATGTTGACACTACTTGTTTTTGTGTAGGTGTTGTCATAAGAACTGTTGGGTTACCACCAGATTCATAAACAGCTTTGACGTTTGCTTTTAAGATAGATTCTGTAAAAGTTCTATCTGTACCGTCACCACGAGCAGTAGTACCTAATGAACCAGCAGTACCTGATGTACCACCAGAATAGTTAGTGTTAATCCATGCTTGTAGTGAGCCAAGTTCACGAGCAGTAGTAGCATCACCAGTTACAGCAGCATTGTTGTCCAAAAAGATTTTTTCCATATCTCTTTTTAGTTCAGCAGATGCTTTAGCAAGTTGATATGCTTTTTCAGATTTACGACCAGCTTTATCAATTGCTTCTTGTGTACCAGCAATTTTAACTGTTTTAGAAGAAATCTGTGTTCTGTTACCAACACGAGTAGTTGGTGATACTGTTAATGAAGAAGCTGCTGCACCTTCAACTACAGCGTTTTGAGCTGCGGCTGCAAGTGAGTCTGTTTGCCATTCGTGGTAAACAGCAGAAGCCTTTGTTTTACCAACTGAACTCATAAAAGGAGTATCAGTAGGTGAAATGTTATAAATCACATCGGTTAAATCTTCACGATTACCAATGGATTGATAGGTTTGAAATGTTGCCATTTTTATTCACATCCTTGTTAAATAAAGTTTTCAAATAAAATTGCGGCATCTTCCTTACGACCAGAAGAACGCAACTTTGCCATTTGTTTTTTGCGTATGTCTGCATTACCTTCTTTAATTTTAGTACCAGCTTTAGCCATTTTAGGAGCTTCAGCAACTTTCTTTTTGACACTAGGTTTAGACTTCTGCAATTTATCGTATTGCATAGCCTTATGTAATGTTAAGACATATCTGGAGTCATAGACTTGAGCTAACTCTTGGTCTGTGAATCCAATTGTTTTGCCATAATTGCGAATCTCATTACGGAGTTGTTCGCCTTTGACTTTATCTGAAAACTCTGGTAGGACTTTATTTAGCTTTTCAGCTTCGTCAGCAACATAACGCTGCATAGCTTGAGCATAATCCGCTTGTTGCTCTTTAGCAATGCGGTCTTGTTCAAGTTTAATAGCGTCTAATTGCTGTTTTTTTTCGGTCTGCTCTGCGACCTTAACTGCATATCCTATTGGGTCGTTTTCTTTCAATGCGGCTAAATCTTCTTGAGAGTCACCTTGCATAAGGAACTCTTCAATAGCTTTTAGCCTTTGAGCATAAGTATCTCTAACTTGTTTAGACTCTTGTATAGCTTTTTGTTCAGCTTCATTAGCTTTGCGTAGCTCTGCTAACTCTTGAGTCTTTTTAGTGTAGTCTGCACCAAGCTGATAACCTTGCATAAGCTCATCAAGGGTAACATCCTTTTCTTCCCCTGCCGCTTTTACACGAAAGGTTTGAGGTTGTTCCTCTACTTCTTCTGCGTCATCATCTTCATCGGATGCTTCGTATTCAACCTCTTCAGTATCTTCAGCCTCATCGGCTGCTTCTACTTCTTCGGTATCTTCTTCAACATCGCTAACTGCTTCTTCCGCTTCCGATTCAACAGCTTCTGGTTGTTCTTGTGAATCCTCTGCTGATGATAAGAAGCCTTCAAAAGTGTTAGCTGCTTCCCTCACAGTTAGAGTTTCACTTCCTTGTTCTGGAGTCGTGATTTGCTCTTCCATTTTATTTCCTTAAATTTGCTAGTTAGGTACTAGCGACCAAGTAGGCGATTGCCTAAATTTTCCAACGAGCATCTTCAATCTTGCTAGAATCAACAATGGATTGAAGGTGTGCTAGTAATTCTTTAGTTGTTTTAATACGCTGATAAGCTCGTTCTCGTAGCTCAACTTCGTCATCATTAGAATAAGTAATAACATTAAGATGGTCTTGAATAATATTATCCATAACCTCTTTAAAAGATTCGTCATTAAGTATTTCTGCAATAGCTTGTTTGCTTATCATTGTAATTTAGATAGGTTGTTAATTTTATCTAGTGCATTAATTAGTTCTTTAGATTCTGATACACGAGTTTTGTTAGAATCATTTTGAGCTTTTTGCATTAACTCTAATTGTTTTAGAGCCATTTCTTTTTCAAACTCTATACGCTGTTGTTGTAACTCTAGTGCTTCTTTTTGGGCCTTAAGTTGCATTTGCTCTCTTTCTAAATTAAGTTTTGCCATTTGCTCTTGCATCTTAAGTTGTGCTTTTTCTCTTTCAACCTCTGCAAGTATAGCTGCAGCTTTTGTGTTAGAATCTTCTTCTTTAGGTGTCTGGGCAGCTTGTTGTGCAAGTGCCATTGCTTGTTCATCTGTCACCTCATTTAAGAATTGTGTATCGTCCTTAAATCCAGCCATGTTAATAAACTTGGCAAGTGTATCACGATATTGTTTTAGATTAACAAGAGGATTAGCTAAACCATATTGCTGTATTACTTGTTCTTGTTTAGCAAGAATCATCTGCATCGTTGCTAATTGTTCTTGTTTACCACCTGTACCTAAACCAACATTAACAGTTAAGTTAAACTCATTAGACCATTCACGAGGATTCATAGGTACAAAAGAATTTTGTATTTTAATAATGCGTTCTTTTTGTTGATACTTACATACAAGTTGCAAGATACCTTTAAATAAAGATGACACACCTGTGTCTGCAAAGATACGAGCTACTAATTCTAGTTTACCTTGTGCGGCTGTGGTCATAGCAGATACGGCTGTTGCAGTTACATTTTGCAACATATCTGGGTCTAACCCTTGTTGTGCATCTGATATACCTGTGCGTTTACTTTGTATATTATCTAAATACTCTAACATTGGAAATGATTGTCCAGCATTAGATTGTACAGTCATAGGCACAATCGCATTAGGATTCTTCATACGCACTACACCACCAGCAGTTGATGTTAGAAGATCATCAAGATTTACTTGGCCTTCTACTGCGCCTACACGATAGTTGTTAGTTAGATATAAATTATCTAACATTTGTCTTGTAATGGTTGACTTAATAAGTTGCAAGTCCATAGCTCTATCAGCTAATGAATGACCATAGAATTTATGGGGGATAGGAATAGGGCATACAGAATGGAATGGTATATAATCACATTCTTCATTATGTAGTATTTGATTATTAGAGTAACATACTCTACGAAGCTCTGCTATACCGTCACCATCGTAGTCTGCTTTAAGATAACATTCATAGTATTCAACTAGCTGCATAGATTCATCATCAGAATCCATGTCAGTTGGCATTTCACCACGAGTGTACCTAGCAATGCGTTCTGGTGAAAACTCTAGTGCATCACCTGTAGATAAAGACATGACTGTATCTTCATCATAACCCATAGATATTAAGTCAGACCTTGTTAGCATTTTACGGTGTGCTACAAAGTTAGAATCAGCAATGGTTCTTGCTCGTTTGCTAATTAAAAACTCTTCTGGTGGTACATTTTCTACAACGACTTTGCCCTTATCAACAGACCGTTTTACTTTAACATCATGTGAGGATAGTGCTGGGGATACTTCCATACCCATTTCATCTATCACAGCTTCTTGTATAATAGTTGAGTCTTGTTCTACAATTTCTACTTCTTCATCAGAAGCAATCATGGCTAGTTCATCATCGTTAAGACCGTAGTATTTTTCTACATTAACATCAACTTTGTCATCCCAGTAAGCTTTAACGACACCTACTTTTTGTAGCAGACCGTCTTTAAACCAGTCGTGCATAACCTCAAAACCATTGTTATCTTTGTAAAAGATATGGTTGACATAAGCTGTTGCTTGTTCTGCTAACTTTTCGTCACCAGCATTAACAGCTTCAAATACGACAGCATCTTTAGATGATGTAAATACTTTCATAAGCTGTGGCAATGCACCGTCCACGACTTCAGCTACTTCGCCAGTTACAATTTGTGACTTGCCTTCTACTTCGTTACCGTAGGGTTCACGAAGATAGTATTCTAATGCCTGTTGTCTTTCATCCGTTGTTTCGGTTTCCAGATAACCAATAGCATCATCTATCTCTGACTCTACAATAGCTCGTAGTG